GCTTACTATGTTTCCTCGGCCGCGAGTATCAAGGCTGCCTGGGCGAGTGCGATCAACAAAGCGCTCGACGTCCCATAGAGCATTCTGAGCATCGTTGCCACCAGCATTCGCCGGTACAGCAGAAGTATTAACATTATCCTGGAATGTATGGCAGAATTCCGCAGTTACGCGAGCACGCTGCACGATAACATAGTCATTCGAGCTATAAGTATCCGTCTTAGACGCAAACCAGCAATTCTCATAAACGGTTACCATTACACCAGTAGTTACCTCGGTACCATTCGTGGTGACGTCAAAGCCATCTGCTAGCTGGGCATTTTCATATGACACATTGTGCATGTCATAGACAAATATGTCGAACGGATAGCGCTGGGCCTGGATGTTTATGAACTGACGATTAAAGGCTTCAGTTATCGTCTTGCGATCAAAATATATGCGATCTATGTCAAGCTCAAAAGTTGTGGCGCCGCTGGGCACGATTTCGATGTTGCCATCCGTTCCTACTTCGGTAATCGCTTTTATAGGGCGATTCTGTGAAATACTGAGCGACTGGATGCCGCCAATGGCGACACCATCAACTTTTACGAGAATCTGTGTAGATAAACCCGTGCTGGTTGCGCTGTCTGTGCTGCTGCCTGTGTATCGGTATGCCATTTTTTAACTCCTGATCTCAGCCACCGAGGGTAAATTCTACGTCGGCGAAAATGTGGTTTAGCGGTCCCGCAGGGAATGCACGGACACTGATATCTATCTGCCTAGCGTCTGTTATATTGTTGGCAACAACTACATCACCATAGCCTGTTAACATGCCCTGGGACACTAGCCCGCGCATTACCTTGCCAACTGCAGCCGAAACTTCCTGTAGTAGTGTTGGGGAGTTTATGCGACCAATGAAACCGCGCATGCTGCTTCGCAACGTGCGAACAACCTGGTCACGAATCTCGACAATCGAGATCTCTTCGTCTTCGGCTGCGCCAGATGACGAAGTTGTGATGCCCTGGACTATACGACCGCCGCCAGCAACCGGCTCTAGAAGGCATACGCCATTCGCAAGCAGGCTATTGATGACGCTTGGGCGATACATACGGCTACGCGGTATGGAAAAGCCAACCAGAGTCTTGTTTGTTGCGGGCTCTGCGATATTGCCCTTGCCGCTTAAGAAGCCGGCCATTGCCGCAGCCGCAAAGTAACCCGACAGAACAACATTTGAAGCCCCGATTGTGCGAACAATCTGGTCAGGAGCTACGTAAATAACTCTCTGTGTGTCTCCGAACGCATCGGTTACTGCGTAATTAGCAAGGTCCTCTATGGCTCCGCTAAGAACTTCCTCTGGATCATCACCCTGGATTCCTTCGAGAATGCCGATGTCTTCGACAGCAGCATCTTCTGTGCCAGTTAGATTTTCTGGCATAAGACCTGATATCGCGCCGCAGACGAGGATGCGCTCGTGAGCATTTATAATTGTGCTCTGCGATAGTACGTGAGCCTTTCCTGCAGCAAATATATTGGAAATTGTCTCTGTCGGGAGAGGAACAATGAGCTGCGCATCGGCCTGCTCTGCAGCACGGTACGCCTCTAGCCAGTTGGTATCATAGTAATCTGCGTCGTCGGCATCTACGTACTGGATGCGAAGCCCCTTGCCTTCTGTAAGGCTTGCATCTACTACGTCAGATGACAAGCAGAAATATGCTGATTTAGCAGTATCATCAACTAGCTGCCAACGAAAACCTGTGCCAGCAGACTGTGCAACGCTGTGAGGATAAGAACCATCAAGAGTTACCTTGAGTCTGGTCATATCACCATATCCGTCACCAACGCTATCAATCGTATAGCGACCGAAGCCATTCGTTCCCGTCTCATCAAAGACGTCTACAAATTTTGTCGTATCCGATGCAGAGAATGAAGCCGAGGCTGCCACGAAATAAGTGTCGGATCCATCTATGACTATCTCTCCGTCAAGTCCTTCTTTTTCCATCTGATCAAGCAGAACTACCGTGTACTGATTTACTGTGGCGGAAACAAAGTTCGTCCATACGTTGAACATTGAGCTGCCATAATCAG